AGGAACAACCCGCGGGCCGCCTCGACGTTGGCGCCGGCGCCGTAATCACTGAACCGTACGACGTTGCGATGGCTGTGCAGGATGCAGCCGCGATACATGCCGAGCGAACCCTTGACCATCGGCGACTTCCGTCCTTCCGATGCGGCGATCGCCTTCTGAATGTCCAGCCACTGCCCGGTACTGGTGTTGGAACGGAGGTCGTCCTCCTGGAACGTATGCATGACGCAGACGAACACTTCCTCGCCGTCGATCTTGCACGGCTGCAGGACCGGGATGTCCGTCGCCCCGCCGCCCTGGCTGTCCGCCTTGGTCTTCGCCCGATCGATGAGCCGCAGATCGAACTTGTCGTTGGCGTCGACGTTGTTCTTGGCAGTCGCATCGTTGCCGTACAGGATGTGATTGGTGTCCGGTGCGACCAGGGCGTTGTTCGCGCGCCCCGTGTAACCCAGCGGCAGGATGAAGTTGGCGTTGATGCCGCGCGCGCCGGACAGATAGATGAACCGCAGTTCGTCCTTGAGGCGAGCCCACCAGCTACTCTGCTGCCGACGAGCCTTCTCGCGCAGGTTGTGCAGCGTCCGCTTGCGGGTCATGCGGCCGCCGGTGTTCACGCCGCAGCGCGCCTGATCGATGTAGATGGAGTCGGTGTAGAACTTCTGCGCCTCCTCCTTGCCCTCGAGGATGTCGTCACCCTCGACGGGCGCCATCTTCAGCTCGGCCAGCAGATCGTAGGTGATCTGTTCGCCTGCATCCGACTCCAACTCGGTGAGCAGCTGGATCGGCACCTCGGCTTCGGCGCCACGACCGACGAAGCGCTGCCCGAAATAGGACTTCTGGGACTCATCATAGGCCAACAGGCCGGAATACCGCTTGACTGCTTTGGCGTCGTTGACGCCGACGATGGTTCGCGCCATTGATAGGGGCTCCTGTAACGATGTTCATCGCATCCATGGAGCACTCCTGCGCGCCACTGCCGCACTTGCTATGTGACGGCTACCTTGCCATGCTTGGTGATGCCGGTAAAGGCGCGCGTCGAATCTCAACCTCGCGCGGCGCCACGAGCCGCAGCCTGGCGTTGCGGCCCGATTTCTGGAGCAGCTCGACCACGACGCTCTCGCCGATAACGAGCTGATCGCCGACGGCCACATCGACCGTCAGCGTCGACCGTCCGTCGCTATCCGGCACGGGCGTACTTATCCCGCTGCGCCGGGGTCATCCTGGCGATCGCCACCTCGAGGTCCAGCCCTTCGAGCGCATCGACATTCCCGAACTCGTCGCTGACATCCCCGGGGCCGTCCGATCCGGGCACATGGGCGAGGGTCTTCGGAACGGCCTTGAGATCGGGCTTCCTCGGCGCCGGCCGCTCCTTCGGCGGCGACGGGTCGTCCTTCTTGGCGGTCACGACGCCACGGCGCGCATTGACCAACTTGTGCGCCTCTTGCAGGAACCACTCGCTGCTCTGTTGCGCGTTCTCGGGATCGTTGGCGAGAACCTTGACGAACGTGTCGAGGTCTCTCGCCCGCGCGGCGTCCGTGCGATAGTCGACCTGCTCGTCTTCAGCCACCCGAGCGATGAAGCGATGGACAGCCTGCTGCCACTCGCGGGCGCTGGCCTGCTCGGCCATCTCCTGCGAGATCTCCGCCTTGATCTTGGCGGCCATCAGCGCGTCACGCTGCTCCGTGATCTTGCTCAGTTCGGCGACGTACTCGCTCGCGTCGAGCTCGCCATCCTGGAACCTCTGCAGAAGGTCGCGCTGTGCATCATGCGTCGCCGAAATCTGCTCTTGGAAATCGGCCGGCAGCGTTGCCGCTTGATAGCGCACATCGGACTGACTACTGGACTCGGCCTGCGGCGCGGCGGGCGGTTCGGCGTCCGTTTCGGATGCCTTGGAAGGCTCGTCGTCGCTGTCTCCTGCATCGTCGTCGTCGTCTTCGTCGGCATCGTCTGCGTGCTCGCCTTCGTCATCATCGTCGCCGTCATCGCCGTCGCCCGCCACCGACTGCAAGAGATCCCGCTCTTCGTCGCTCAGGTCTTCGCCTCGAATCGCCGCGAGCTCTTCGTCCGACAGCGTTGCGGCATGGTGCTCGTCCAAACTGAATTCCATGTGGCTATCCTCGTCTGTGGTGGGTTAGTCGTCAGCGCTCTCTGCGCTGGCCACGGCTGCGGCTTCCAGCATTCGCGCCTTCGCCAGCGCCTTCGCTTTCGCCAGTCGTTTCGGATCGCGCCGAATCTTCTCCGCGTCCATGAGCGTCCGCAGGTCGCTATCGACGCGCCATTCCTCGTCTTCGGCGATCTTTACCTTGTTGGCCTTGGCCATGTGCTCATTCTCCTTTCTGCTTCGTTGGCTCGAGGCGCGCGGCGACCGCCGCCATGCGTTCCCTGCTGGCGACCTCGATCTCCTTCATGCGAACGGCCGCATCGGCCTGAATCCGCGCCTTCTCGAGCTGGGTCCGCTCGCTGCTGCTTCGGTCGGCCAGTTCTGCCTGCAGTCTTCGCAGCTCCTCCGCCGTGCTGTCCAGGTCGTCTGCCGCCTGTCGCCTGGCGTCCATGGCTGCGTCGGCTGCGCCAGCGTTCCCGGACGCAGCGGCATCCGCTTCCATCTTGGCCGCCTTGGCGTTGATCTCGCGCACCCGCGCCCGCTGCTCTTCAAGGGCGAGCAGCGCTTGATCCCGTTGCATCTGCATGGCCTCGGCACGCGCCGCCTCGGCCTGCTCGTCCTCCGGCGTCATGGGTTTGTTCGGATCGCGCTCGCCCGTCTCGCGGCGCAACGCGGCCACGATCTCATCCTTGTTCGGTAGATCGCTGAACTGCAGGCCGATCGTCATCACGCGCAGCGCCGATTCCGGCGGCAGCTTCTGAGCCAGCTGATTGAGCGATTCGGCCATCACTTGCCGCAGTGTGCCGGCGTAGTCCTGTTCGCTGACGACGAAGTCCGCGCGGCTTGCCGTGATGTCGTTCAGGTAGCGCCACGTGCCATCTGCCTGCAACACAGGCTCGTTGATGCGCAGCCAGTCGATCTTCCCGTACTCTCCGGTGATGCGAACCGCGCGCTCCTCGGAGACGAACTGCTCGGCCAGCGACAGCTGTTTCTCGCCCTGCACCTGGATCGCCAGACGCAGGTTGTCGAACGGCTCGGTCGTCCCGACCGCTCCCTGGTTCTGACGCGCCTCGATGGCTGCCCCGCTCACCGCATTGGTTGCCCGCCCGAGATTCTCGTTGTTGACTCCAATGGCCTTCTGCACGCTCTGGGCGCTGAGCGTCATCATTTCGACCTGTGCGGACGCCCCTTGATAGTCGCGCCGGATCTCGAATTCCTTGCCTGCCCGCTTGACGATCACACCGTCCGGCCGGCTCGCCTCTTCGCGGGCCTCGTCCCAATCTGCGACTGCGCCCTCATCTCCGATGATCTGGTTGGTATTGCTCAGCCAAAGTGCTTTCGATGCGCGTTTTTTGATGTCGGCCTGGATGTCGCGCACCCGTCTGATTACCCCGTATGGAAGGCGGTCTCGCCCTCGCCGGTAGCACCAGATCGGAGTCAGGGAGAAGCTGTTGTGCCGGAGCTTCGATGGCGACCACGCCAACAGAGCCGTCTCGGTGAAGACCGCGAAATGCACCCGCATCATCAGCCGAGGAACGGCAGAGATGCTCTTTTGGCCATCGAAATCAGGAATGATCGTCCCGCGCCACGGGCCTTCCGTAACGACATGAACCTGCGTCGGCCTGCGATACTGGCACTCGATCAACTTCACCCGTCGACGGCGGGCCTCCAGGCTGACAGAAACGCCCGATGTCCTGATGATCCCGCTACGGCTTTCTCGAATTGGATCTCCGAGGTACCACATGTCCTCGTCGTCCTGCTCGCCATCATAGGCGCCCACATCATCGACTGCGGCACGAACCGCCGCCTCGCGACCCGGGAACATCGCCAGAGCGATGTCCTCATCAACCCATCTCCAGCGGAAGACGTATCGCGCATCGGACAGGTCCAGTT